AAGTTAGAGCTGCATCTTCTTCTGCATATCCACCTACTTCACTTGCAGGTAACTTCCACATTTCTGCTTTTGGATCTAAACCTCTCTCTTTAGCTGCTTTAGTAAGTAAAGATTCATTTTTACCTTTGTTTAAATAAACCCAAGATAAAGAATTTAATGAATATTGAAATCTGTTTTCATCTATAAGACTGGCTGCAATCATAGTATCTATAATTAAACCATTAATTTTTATACCAAGATTTCTAATCCAACACACATCGTACATAGCGTTATGAAATATTTTTGTAGCAGGTGATTCACAAACATCTTTGAACCATCTTAATACTTTATCTTTATCCATGTTAGGGCCTTCACCATGACCTATTGGAAAATAATTTTTATATCCATCTACAGCAACAGCTATACCTATAACTTCACCATTACCTATAATGGCCCCTGAACCCTGTTTCTTTAAATCAGGATCTCTTGTCTCTAAGTCAATTGCAATCTCATCTGCTTTTCTTAGATCAGGAAATTCTGTAGGTGCTACCCATTCTGTAGTTGGCATCAACATATTAATTTAAACTCCTAAAACTAATTTCTTTTCGTTGTTGAAAAGCTTTATAATGTTCATTACTAGTATGATCTCCAAAATAATGTGTGTTTTCTCTAATTGATCTTTGAGCATATTCAGTATTAAAAAGATAATTACCTAATTTCCTGTTATAGTTACAACCTTCATGCACTAATTGAATGTAACTATGATGAGATCCTTGTTTTACAAGACCAACTGATTTTAATAATCTAAATGCATTGTCAAATTTATTATCAGGTATAGTAAGATAATCCGACTCTAATAAAAATACTTTTGGGTTTTTATTTTTTAAAAGCATTTCATTTTTAAATCTTTTGTAGTTTACTTCCCAACCTCTCTTGGTGCACATATCTTTATATAGTAAACCAATAAAAATTGTCATTGCATGATATTTTAAATCGTCTTCACAATCATTCCACAATTTTTTAAAAGGTTCTATTTTCCATTTACTACTAAGTGTGTACAAACCACTAAAGAAAAAATTTAGATGATGTAATTGTATTATTTTAACTTCTTTACCTTTATAAAAGGTTTTTATTTTTAGTCCGTCTTTAATCATTTTTTACCTTTTGTATCTTTCAGTTTTTTAATTTCTAATTCACAGTAATGAATTATCTTTTCTATATCTTGTATTCCATTTTTATTCAAGTATCTACAAACGTATTTCACAACGTTGCCTTGAAAAAATGAGAGATTATTTTTTGAAATAAACTCATAAGGTTGAATGGGAAAATCTTTATAGTGAGATCCTCCAATTTGCTTATCTTGTGGAAACGCTTTATCAAACATGTCTTTACTGCTCATGGTTTTCTCCTGTTATTTCATTTAAACATTCTTCTGCATTACCATTAAATGTAAATGTCTCATTATTTTTTTCATAGATAACAAAAAAATTATCTTCTCTTTTTTCTAACTCTATTATCTTTATCATTTTAGAACCTCCATTATGTTAATTATAAAAAATGTTAGTGTTATTGTTATTAGTATATCGCTTGTTATTATTCTCATGTTTCTCCTTTTGTTATAGCAGTTATTGATTCGGTGATGATTAATAGGGAGTCGAGAACCAAATCAATTTTATACGACGCTGCTATACCGCCGCTGAGTAATATCTCTATCCCGTTCTGTTTATACTTATTGTATAATCTAGCTAAAGTGTTTGTATTCATTCTTTTTTGTTTTACCTTTTAATTTATATAAATTATTTCTTGCACGTGTTGCTCCTACGTACCAAACTCTATGTTCCTCATCATTCTTCTCATCACTTTTTTTAACTGATTTCTTTATTGTTCTTCCTAAATCTAAACATAAAATAACATTATCTTCCTCACCACCTTTAGCTGCATGAATTGTGGAAGCATATATACGAGCATCTTCATCTAAATTTTCACCATTTATAAGCATTTCTTTAATATAAATCCTGTCCGATAATTTAGTTTGTTCAAATGCTTCAAACCAATCTACATTGTTATTCCATTTCTCTTTCGCTAAACCAGTGAACTCTGTTATCTGTTTTATTTCCTTATCTTCTAATTCTATTCCTCTACACCATGAGTTATAATTTACAGATGCATTATATAATCTCACGGGAAAACTCTTACCTTTATTACTTTGATAATATAAATTTCTTTTTCTTAGCTCTTCTGTAATTTGAACTAATCTATGTATTGTTCTAGTTAATATTAAATATCTATCTTCTGTTAAATCTATTTGATCTAAATTATTTATTCTCAAAGATTCACCTTGATAATCTCTTGGATAATAAATTTTTTCTTTTCTTAAACCTTTGATTCTTTCTAAAGGTAATTCCGATTCTTCTTGAACTGCTTTAGATATTCTTTTTGAATATTTTAAAACTTTTTCTTTTCCAGGTTCTTCAATGAATCTATCGACATCTGCACCTGCCCATGCAAAAATAGCTTGATCATCATCACCTGCTAAATAAATATCTTCCGCATTTTCTTTTAACTTATCAAATAATTTCCATTGTAATGGAGACAAATCTTGGGCTTCATCTATAAATATAGTTTTAAATTTAGGTAAATCTTTTTTGTTTATAAGTCTTTCAATCATATCATTGAAGTCTAATTTACCCATGATTCTTTTATATTCTTTTAGATTTCTATCTAAATTATTTAGTATGTACCATTCTATTTCTTTTTTATTATGTTCATTTCTATCATACTCTTCTCTCACAGAAATATCTCTATTCATTGCTCTACCAATCATTTTAAAATATGGACTTTCAATATTTAAATAAAAAATTTCTTCTTGATTATATTTATCATAGTACTTGACTCTAATATTAAGTTCTTTACCAATTTTAACATAGTCTTCTGGCTGCATAACCATAGAGTCATCTAAATCTAGTTGTTGATAAGCAAAAGAGTGAAGTGTTCTAAAATAATTTAGTTTATCATTGTCTACAGGCATTCTTTCTCTAGCTACTTTAGCTGCTTTTTTAGTAAAAGCAAAATAACCTATTCTATCTAGTGGAGTTCCAACTCTAATGTATGCTTTAGCTCTACTAATTAACTTATGTGTTTTACCTGTACCTGGAGGACCAAAATATTTATATATCATTAAACAATTTCTTCTGGTTTTTTAAAATCAGCTAACTCAATTACATCAGCATCATCTTCATCTTTTTTAAATAAATATAATGGTATGACTGCACAACCATTTACACCTGGATAAGGTTTATCGGTCTTCTTATCTTTACCGGGAAATCTTTTCTTTTTACCAAATTGTGGTTTTGGTAAATGATTTTTTTCATTCTCAAACATTTTTTCAATCATGTAAGAAGTTCTAGAAGAATCTTTTTTCCATTCATTATCTTTTAAATCATTAAAAAATTCGTCATATACAAAGTATGCGTACGTATCATCTTTTAAAACATTACCACTTTTAAAAGAGTTATGACTTGTAGCAGTTGTACTATGTATGTAATCTTTCAAATGTTTCTTTAGTATCTCCATAGGTGTGGTCCCTGGAGCCGGTTGCACTGTATCAATGGTTGAGAATAATGCTTTTTGTATTTCAAAAAAGTCCATTCCTTTTATAGGAGGAGGTGGAAAATCTGCTTGAGCCATTATTAAACCTCTTAACTCTTGTTGATCTTTAATTTTATTTACATCTTTTGCATGCACTTGCACAGACTCACCATCGTCTCTTTCTACTGTAAAATAATATTCAGGGTCTGGTTTAAAATCTACTTTAATTAAATTATTCATTAATGGCCAATTAATTTTTTTATCTGAAATAATTCCAAACTTTCTTTTTACACACTCTGACTTAATACATACAGGTGCTAATAAATCATCATGACATGTATGTCCTTTTTCTTGTTTCTCCCAATGTTTTATTTTTTTTTCAATATAATTATCAGTCCATATTTCATCAAACTCAAAATAATTTCTACCTGCTTTTAAAACCATCTTACCCCAATTATCAGGATATTTTTTCTTAGCAAAAACCATGTAGTTATATAAAAATCTATCTCTACCATCTTTCATTTTGTTTTTAGATAAAATTTCCAAACATGGTGGACCATCTTTAAATTCATCTGCACCACCAGTTAATTCTTTTTTAATTAAATCATTGGATATGTTTTCTAATTTTTCACTAGTAACTTTATTTAACTCTACAACTTCTAAAAACAAATCTAATGTCATTTCTTTTCCAGAAGGATCTATTGCAACTCTTTCTGATTTATTAAAATAAGGAAGATTAATAAAATTACCATTTACTTTATTTCCATTTGTATCACTTCCTAGTTTAGTTTGTTTTGGAAATATTTCAGTTGTAATAGGTAACTTAAATAAAAATAATACCTGTTCTAAAAAATCTTTAATTACCTTAGCTTTTACAAATTCTTTTGTAAATAAATACAAATGAAGTCCACCACTTTTTGATTTAATAGGTATTAAAGGTAATTCTTTTTCTTGAATAATGGTTAAATATTTTTCTATATCTAAATCTTTATATATCTTAGGATCAATATCGATTGCACCAAAACATGCAAAACCATTATCATCACAAGGTTGAATACCTATTGATTTTTTTCCATGTAAGTGAAGTCTATAATCATTTTCAGTAATTGATTTACCTGACCAACCATAATCACCTGCATTAAATTTTATTTTTCCTGTATTAGGATCTTTATATCCATTACTTATGTTACAAAAACCAAAATTACGTTGTAACCCCGTAAAACATTTTATAAAATCATTCATATCTATCTCTTTATATTTTTTAAAGAATGGCGACAGTCTCCCGTCGCCACTCTATCTCCGAAGTTATTCACTTAGTGAATTATATAATATCTTCAGTTTTTGGTTTATCGCTTTTCTCATATTCAGGTTTAGCAGAACCTTTAGACACAGATTTTTGAAACTCCTGCGCCATTAAATACAAGTCCGCATCTTCTTTTTTAGATACGTCCAAAGCTCTAGACATAGATGGTTTATAAACATGCCAACTTTTACTTCCTGCAACTTTACCAACAGTTTTTAAATTATAAACTGCTGCATATGCTGCCGGATTATAAACACCTTTATCGTCCTTAAACCTAAGATTTTTTATTAACTGATTTAATTCTCTAGCCGGTGTTAAGTTAGATGATCTCATAGTAATTACCGCAGGTCTAGGTTCATCACCTAAAACTATTACATAAAAATATGCAGTTTTTTCTAAGTAATTACCATTGGTCAGTCTGTACTTACCATTTCTTTCTTCAACAGCATCACTTGGTACTGTTAAATGTGTGGCAACAGGTGGAGCCGCTGTGTCTCCCATTTCTTGCCATTCTGGAAATCTTGTTTGCACATGTGCAACAAGTAATTCCACACCTTCATTACCATCTATTAATGTACCTAAACCTTTTGCATAAATCATACCAGGTTTAGAACCTTCTACATATTTAGCATTAGATTGATTACATTCAGGTGATAGCTGATGTAGGATTTTTAAAATCGGTGTTGACATATCGTCCGATTTTATTTCTTCACTACCTCTTCCAGAGTCTCCTCTTAGATTGATAGTAGATAATGCACCTGCATTATCTTTTTTAGTCATAGCATTTGTATTTGCCATAGTTATATCTCCTTATTGAGTTATTAGTTTATTTTTTATTTTTTAAATACGTTTGATTTCCATCAAATGTATTGAATAGTTCTTCTGGAACGTCTTGACCTTTGTCTTTCCATTCCTTCATAACTACTTTGAGTGTCGATGGGTGAACTTTCTCCTCTTGGATAGGTTCATACCCATTCGACCTCGCAAGGCCAGCGTAATCGACAGCCTTGTTATCTTCGCCTTGACCAAATGATACAGTAATATTATTTTTTACTATATCACCTAAGCCATTGTCTCGAAGCCAGTGTATCGCCTCAGCTTTTTTGTCAGCTTTCATT